TAAATCTGGCAATAATGGTGTATCAAGATATATTTTACGATTCTTTGAAAGAAATGTATCAATAAAAGAATATGTAATTTGAATTTGTAAGTTAAGATGAAAGACCAATGTTGTCAATGACGACATTATTTAACAGGATAAAACAATGGCTTTAAAACTATTACAACCAAATGGACAACCATTCGGTCAATTTGACGGTAAGGATTCAGAAGCTCTAACCCTAAAGGGTGGAGAAGTTGTCACTTTCGGATCTACTGCTGTTCCAGGATCTGATAAAGCAGCCTTCGATTCATTCGACGGTTATACCAACACTTCAAGCTCAGTTGGTCGTCCAGTTGTAACTAGAACAGTTGCAACCACCTCTCGTCCACTATTCTTAGCTGACGAAGGTATCACTGGATACGGAACTCTATTCGGAGTTGTACTTGGAGGCTCTGTTGGACAACAAGTCAACGGACCAAACAGCTACACTGGTGCAGTCTTAGGACCACACACCGCAACTGGTTCTGGCAAAGTAACTCTTTGGGGTAATCCAGGAATGTTCGCTGTATCACTTGATGCAGTTGACACCGCATCAGACGGTTTAGTACCAACTAACACCACTCTTGCTACTGGCACTGCATTAACGTTCGTTCCAGCATCTTCTTCTGGTGGTCAATTGACTCCAGTTGGATCTACTGCTGCTGCAGGTAACACTGTTGTAGTTGGACGTCTTATTAGTTTCGATACTAATGGATCACTTGTAACTTCTACTAACAGTATGGTAACTGCTCTAAACAGCCCATCTGGTTCAGCCGCAGTTGCTCGTTCATTCCAATTCGCAACGTTCTACTGGAACCCACCAACCACCTAATTAATTTAGACGTGTGAAATGATTTATCCTAGCCGAGGGGCTGGGAGAGACAATGAGTCTCGAATCCTCGCAAGGGAACCCCTCGTTTCTTTAAGTTACTTTTTTAAGCTGGTAAGACTGGCAAAATATTCCATCAGGAGAATTTCATGAATATGTTTAACAATCAAGGGCAAGTAAATGCCTCTTCACTAAAAGATGCATTACAAACCTTAGTTAAGTATGCAGCTGTTCTAGAAGAGAACACCCCATCTAATATGGGATTAGCTGGACAATCATCTTTGAGCGATGACAAACGTGATGAGCTTATCTCACGTGCTATCATGACTCAAGACGGAAAAATTGCACTTGCTCAAGCAATGGCAAACCCAATCCGTAGAAACTTAGACTACCACGGTATCGCACGTCGTGCCTTGGTTGTTGACCCACTACCACAAGGTGCAATGCCAACTTACGATAGAGATATCGACGTTGCAGCAGTTGTTATCTCAAGCAACGGTACTGGCCCAGAGTCTAGAGTTTTCGGTGACAGAGTAGTTGTTCCAGAATTCGAAATTTACGCAAACCCAACTGTCAGAATCGCTGAAGTTAAGAGACGTAGATTTAACGTAATTGACCGTGCTGTTCAAAAGGCACGTCAAGAAATCATGGCACAAGAAGACGCAAACGTTTTCGCAGCCCTTGATGCAGCAGCTTCAGTTGAGAACACTCTAACTGACATCGCAGACGCAGGTCTTCTAAAGAGAGACTTAGTCGAAATCAAGCAACAAATTGATCGTTGGGACTTAGTTACTACTAAGTACTTCATGAACATCAATGAGTTCACTGATATCCTTAAGTGGGGTTCTGGTGGTGGACAAGGAACTGGTGGCGGAGATTTCGATCCTGTTACTATGAGAGAAGTTCTACAAACTGGTCTTTATGCCCACATCTGGGGAACTGACATTATGGTATCTAAGATCGTTCCACCAGGAACCATCTACGGATGCGCAGACCCAGAGTTCGTTGGTGTAATGCCAATCAGACAAGACATTGAAGTTCTACCAGCTGACGAGCCAAAGCAATTGAAGCTTGGATGGGTAGTTTCTGAAATCATCGGTATCGCTATCGTTAACCCACGTGGTGTCGCAGCAGGCCGTAAGTCAGTTGTCATCGGAGCTTAATTAAGTTCCTGATAAGTAAAAG